AACCAAAGGATAAAAAAGTAGTAGGCAAGCGCGCTGAAAAACGTATTAAGCGACTTGTTGCGCAGAAGAAGGAACTTGAAGAAAAGCTCAAAAGCTATGAGTCTGAAAAGAATGAATGGCTAAATGAGAAGAGCGAACTTAGAAGTAAGCAAGCTGACTCTGAGTTGGATGCAATCAACCAATATATGGAAAGATTGGATTCACAAGAATCTCAAGCTTTAAGTGTACTTAAATCTGCAAAAGAAGCTAGCGACGTTGACGCTGAGATTAAGGCAACTGATGTCTTAGCATCTGTGAAAGCAGAGAAGCTAGTGGCCAAACAATATAAGGCTAGAGCAGAAAAAGGTTTAGGAACAAATAAACCCGACAGTACTGCGAAGAAGGAAACTAAAGCAAAACCAACTGCTCAACTTCCAGATCGAAAAGCATTAGCTTGGCAGAAAAGGAATAAGTGGTTTGGGGGCAACGAGACTGGAGACAGGATCAAGACCCAAGCAGCATTAGTTATTCACAGAGAACTTCTTGAAGAAGGTATTAACCCACAAGAAGTAGCAGATGAATACTATAGCGAGCTAGACGCTAGATTAACATCAGAGTTTCCAACTCTTAGAAAACAGACTGTTAGGAAAGTTCCAACAGTTGTAGGCGGAACGCGCTCCGCAACGGGAAAACGAAAAGTAACTTTGACAGGACCAGAAGTGGAAATGGCAAATAGACTAGGAGTTTCCTATCAAGATTATGCGCGAGAAAAAATGCGCCAAAATAAGGCGGGGAGCTAATATGACACAAGCAACTAAAACAAGCCGTACGACTAGAGCTTCGGCAACTCGAACAAAAAGATCATTCGAGGCACCTTCTAAATTAGAAGCACCTCAAGCACCAGACGGGGTAGAATATTTATGGGTTCGTCACGAACTACTAAATAACCCAGATGATGCGAATGTTCATGAACGTCTGCGCGAAGGCTATGAAATAGTAACACCTGAGGAATTAGGTGAGAATTATATAGCTGACGTAATGACAACTGGTAAGCACGCAGGTGCTGTCCGTTCAGGTGATTTAATCTTGATGAAACAAGATGCTAATTATATGAAAGAAAAAAGACAGTACTACGAAAATCAAACAGCGAAGGCGGCCCAAGCATATGGGCAAGATTTAAAATCGCAAGCGCACTCAAGTATGCCAGTAGAGGATACATCCTCAACCTCCGTATCAGGAGGAGCGGCGAACAAAGCTAAGTTCCAAGACTAACACCGCGTTAGTTACTGATTGGGATTTAGTGTATAAGCAATAAGGAGAATTTATGGCTTATGGTTTATCACCCGTAAGACAATCCAATGGTGGGACAATTCGTCTCAATAACTGGGTTGACGGAAACGGGTATCAAGTTGCTGCTACTGCACCTTCAGCATATTTCGAAGGTGATACTTGTTCTTTATCAAGTGGTCTATTAGTAACTGACATCGGGAGTGGCGATTTAGGCGCTGTCGTTGGAGTCTTTTGGGGTGCTGAATATCAGGACAACAGTACAGGTGACGTACGATTTGTTAGATCAATTCCTGCAAGTACTGTAGCAAAATCCAATTTCAAAGCTTATGTTTATGATGATCCATCAACGATCTTCAAAATGGAAGCAGATCAAGCTGGGGCAGCATTGACTCTAGCAGACGTTGGAGCTGTAGCACAGAACTTAACAGGTACTGGTTCAACAGTAACATTTAAAGGTGGATCATCTCTTGATTCATCAACAGCAAGTAACACACAAAATGCAACACAACAAGCTTACCCTTTCCAGATTTTAGGATCTGCTGAGGATAACTTAGAGTACACTGCAGTTGGAACTCCAATGAACGTACTTGTTAAAATTAACACTCATTCGTGGGGTCGCTATGATGGCAACTTCCCGACTGCTTAATTGAAAGGTAGTATACAATGGCTATAACTAGAGGTCAGTTACTTAAACAATTAGTACCGGGCTTGCACGCAATCTTTGGAACGGAATATAAACGTTACGAAGACGAAGCAGCGATTTTGTTTGAGAACGAAAAATCAAATAGAGCTTTTGAGGAAGAAGTACTCTTCCCAGGGTTCGGCGAAGCATCAGTAAAATTTGAAGGTCAAGGCGTAAATTACGCTAATACAGGTGAAGGTTGGGTAGCACGCTACACAAACGAAACTGTAGCAATGGCTTTCTCAATCACTGAAGAAGCTATGGAAGACAACTTATACGACAAGCTGTCTACCAGACTAACAAAAGCATTAGCTAGATCAATGGCTGCTGCTAAACAAACTAAAGGTGCGGCTGTGTACAATAACTCGTTTACGGGTGGTGCATTTGCAGGTGGTGACGGTGTTTCATTAATTAACGCTTTACACCCACTTCAAGACGGATCACAAACTGCTGGTAACAGAAAAGGAGCTAACACTCCTACAGTTCAAGCTGAGCTTTCAGAGACTTCTCTAGAGCAAGGTTTAATTGATGTTGCTGGGTTTGTAGACGACAAGTCTATTCCGATTGCTGCACAAGCTAGAACTCTTCACATTCCAAGACAATTGGTATTTGTGGCTGAGAGACTAATGGCGTCTCCATACAGAGTTGGAACAGCAGACAATGATGTCAACGCAATCGTATCTACGGGTATGGTTCCAGGTGGATATCATGTTAACCATAGATTTACTAACAGTAAATTCTGGTGGTTAAGAACTGATGTACCAAACGGTATGAAGCACTTCACTAGAGCTCCAATCGCAACTTCAATGGAAGGTGACTTTGAGACTGGTAACGTTAGATACAAATCTAGAGAGAGATATTCATTTGGATTCTCTGACTGGAGAGGTCTATACGGTTCAAATCCAGCCTAACGGCTGAGGGAGGGGGTAATTAAATTTGCCCCCTTTCCATACTAAACAACCTATTGACTGCGTAAGCAGACAGAAAAACAAGGAGTAAGACAATGGGAACAACAACTTTTTCGGGACCGATTAAAGCGGGAACGATTTCAAACACTACAGGAACTACTGTTGGAGATAATGTCAAAAACGTTGGTTTTGTAAAAATGGCACAAACTGCAGGATGGACTCAGTCTACTACAGCAGCAGATACTGGAATTGTAATTCCAGCTAATAGCCAAATCACTGAAATCATTATTAATATCACAACTGCATGTGATGCAGCTAATATTTCTATGGGCACTACATCTGCATCAACTGAATTATTTTCTGCTTTAGCAGCTGGAACAGCAGCTAATGTATTTAAATTTGGAACTGGTGGTACAATTACTGATGGTGATGCTTGGGCTGATATAGGCACAAGTGACTTACCAATTTATATTGACTTTTCTGCTGGATCAAGTGGAGCAGGTTACGTGACGGTTGAATATATTCAAAATATAAACAACGCATAACAAATATAACCGTGGGTGGGGAGTAATGGCCCCACCCTTGTACAAGGGGAATTAAAAATGGCACAATACATAAAAAAATTATTTGACGGAGATAGAAAAGCTATCTATTCGTTTACAGCTACAATAGCTTCAACTACAGCTGAAACATATAAAGTTGATGCGTCAAATCTTAATCCAAGAACCGATGGCACAGCTTGTACTTATGTAAATATAAATAAAATATGGTGGAGTTCTAGTGCTTCTAGCGCTGCTAAACCACTTTTAATAGAATGGGATAATAGTGGAACAAATCCAATTGCATGGGTATGTGATACATCTGATGATATGGATTTTAGCTCTATTGGAACTTTACAAAATACAAAAGCTACAAACTATTCAGGGGATGTAAATATTAATTTTTCTTCTGTAACCAATGGCGATAGTGCTTCTGTAGTTATTGAGTTTATAAAAGAATACAACGCTATCTCGTAGAGGTTTAAATGGCTTATTCAGGCACTAGAACTTTTAATTTAAGTATTGAAGAAATTATTGAAGAAGCATTTGAAAGATGTGGTCTAGAAGTTCGTTCAGGATATGATTTAAAAACAGCTAGACGTTCTTTAAATTTAATGTTTTCAGATTGGGCTAATCGTGGT